CAAACCACTTGCAAGATGCCAAAAGATTTAGTGGACAGAATAGATAGAATCGCCCAAAATAAATTACAAGGAAGGGCTAGTTGGATTCGTCAAACGATAATTGAGAAGGTTAGAGAAGAAGAAGCAAAGTTTGAAACTTTGAATGCAAAAAAACTAAATGACTAATTTTCTAAAAGATATTATAAAAAATTCTGGTAATGAATATGCAGGAATTGCTTCCGAAGGTATAGACGGAACAGATGTTACAGGATTCATTGACACAGGTTCTTATGCATTCAATGCATTACTATCTGGTTCGTTGTATGGTGGTATTGCAAGCAATAAAATAATTGCACTTGGTGGCGAAAGTGCCACAGGTAAAACATATTTTGCATTGGGTATGGTAAACAAATTTCTCAATGATAATCCAGAAGGTGTAATTTTATATTTTGATACAGAATCTGCTGTTACTTCTGAGATGATAACAGAGAGAGGAATCGACTCAAGTAGAGTTGCCATATTCCCAGTTGCAACAGTCGAAACATTCAGACATCAAGCAATAGGAATTGTAGATAAATATATCGAGTCTGGCGAAAAGAAACCTATACTTATGGTTCTTGATTCTCTTGGTATGCTTTCAACAGAAAAAGAAATGGAAGATACTGCCGCAGGCAAATCTACTAGAGATATGACACGCGCTGGTTTAGTAAAGGGTGTGTTCCGAGTTCTTACATTGAAATTGGGCAAAGCAGGCATTCCATTAATTGTAACCAACCACACTTATGCAAATGTTGGCGGATATGGACCACCACAGGTTCTTTCTGGTGGTTCTGGATTGAAGTATGCCGCTTCAACAATTGTAATGTTGTCAAAATCAAAAGAAAAAGATGGAACAGATATTATCGGTGGTATTATTAAATGTAAATTATACAAAGGCAGATTGACAAAAGAAAACAAAGAAGTACAGGTACAGTTGAACTATGATACCGGCCTGAATCCGTATTATGGTCTTGTGCCGATTGCAGTAAAGTATGGGATATTCAAAAAAGTTTCTACTCGTATTGAATTGCCAAATGGTAAAACAGCATTTGAGAAATCAATAAATAATGAGCCAGAGAAATATTTTACCAAAGAGGTGATGGAACAATTAGAAGTGGCAGTTGCAAAAGAATTCAAATATGGTAATGCGGAAGAACTAGAAATCGAATCGGAGAAAGATGGAGAATCAAGTAGTCAACAAAATTCAAATTGAAGGCACTGAAAGAGCAATAGAATTGTTTCATAGTATTTCTCAACGACTCAACAAAAAATCTAGCGATAAAATCACACAAATATCTAGATTATTATGGAAAACTACTTGGAAACCAACACTAGATTGGAATTATAAAAATCTAAAATGCAAATGGGCAGTCGTTGAAAAAACTGGCATAGATTTCATTATAGTAATATCTGGTTGGGACCCTGCTAACGGTGTGCAGGATAAAATTTTCAATAGTTTAAAGAAAGTAGACCCAAATGTAATAATCAGAAATGACTTTCATAATGTAGATTTAGAATTTATAGGAACAAGAATACTATACAAAAAATATAAAATAGAACATAAAATCGATGCAGAAGATATAAAAGATAATATCACAGTAGATAAAGATGATAAAAAATATGATTCTATGTTAAATGAACTAAGAAAAGCAAACTTATATTTTGCAGAAATAGAACTACAAGAATTTAAGCATTATGAAGAAGGAAGCACAGCAGATTATGAATAATAAAACACACCTAGAATATGAATATATTGAAGATGCAAACGATAAAGAATTGGAATGTATAAAAATACTCGAAGGTAAATATGATGGATTTGTATATCAATATGGCCAGGTTTCAATTAATGAAGAAGACGATGAATCCCAAGCATCACTAAATTTTAATTATAGAATTGTAGAAGATGTGGATGATTCAGATGCCGATGAATTGCAAACAATATTGGGAGATATATTGGTTGACATTTTAGAAAAACATGTTGAAGAAACCGAAAAGTTTACTCTTGAAAGTGACAAGATAGAATCTAATGAAGTTCTCGGAGAACAAATTAAATCTTCAATAAAAGAAATATCCGAAATGAGAAATAATGACAAAACAGACGGTTGATAATATTGAAACTTTAGTTTTAAGTAATTTAGTACACAATGAAGAATATCTTAGAAAGGTAATACCGTTTCTAAATAAAGAATATTTTCAAGACAATATACACAAATCAATTTTCCAAGAAATTGAAAGTTTTGTTATAGAGTATAATGCTCCACCCACAAAAGAAGCACTTCTAATTTCATTAGGAAATAACACAAAACTATCTCAAAATGAATATAACGATTCTGTTAAATATATTGAATCCTTTGATGTATCAGAACAAGAAACAAATTGGTTACTAGACCAAACAGAAAATTTCTGTAGAAGTAAAGCAATATATAACGCAATAATGGAATCCATTCATATTATGGATGGAAAGGTAAAAGACAAACAAGAAACTGCAATTCCTTACATCTTATCGGATGCCTTAGCAGTTTCATTTGATACACATATTGGACATGATTATATTGAAGATGCCGATGACCGATACGATTTTTACCACAGAACCGAATCAAAAGTTCCATTCGACTTGGACTTTTTCAACACAATTACTGGTGGGGGAACACCACAAAAAACACTGAACATTGTGATGGCAGGAACAGGTGTTGGTAAATCTTTGTTTATGTGTCATCATGCCGCAAATTGCTTGACACAAAATTTGAATGTGTTGTATATTACTTGTGAAATGGCAGAGGAAAGAATTGCAGAACGAATCGATGCAAACTTGATGGACATTACTATGGACGAACTAAAAGAACTTCCAAAAACAATCTACGCATCTAAACTAAAGAAAAAGACTTCTGGTATAAATGGAAAACTTATAATAAAAGAATACCCGACAGCAACTGCAAATGTCAACCACTTCAAGGGACTTCTTGATGAATTGAAAATGAAAAAGAAGTTTGTTCCAGATATTATTTTTATCGACTATCTAAATATCTGTTCGTCTGCCCGATTAAAACACGGAAGCAATGTAAACACATATAGTTTTGTAAAGTCAATTGCAGAAGAACTTCGTGGTTTAGCAGTAGAATATAATGTGCCTATTTGGTCGGCGACACAAACCAATCGACAAGGATTTTCAAACACTGATGTTGGATTAGAAGATACATCTGAATCGTTTGGATTGCCTGCAACAGCAGACCTTATGTTCGCATTGATAGCGACAGACGAATTGGACGAACAGAATCAAGTGTTGGTAAAACAATTAAAAAACAGATACAACGATACTGTGATAAATAGGAAATTCATACTCGGCATAAATCGTGCAAAGATGAAATTAACCGATGTTGCAAAAGATGACCAAGGAGTGTTATCACAATCAAACCAAACCACAGAAGAATTAGATTTTGGAAGTGGATTCGGACCACAAACAAAGAAAGAAAAATCTGAACAATATTCGGATTGGAATATCTAATGAGCATGTACCTTGATAAGAAATTTATCAATATGGTTTCACCTCAATTGGATAGGTTTTCTTGGAAGAAAGAAAATCTTGCAAATTGCAGATGCCCAATTTGTGGTGATTCACAAACAAAGAAAACAAAAGCAAGAGGTTATTTTTATGTAAAGAATAATGATTTTTTCTATAAATGTCACAATTGTGGTATAGGCCACAACCTATATAATTTCTTAAAAGAAGTTTCCCCTGTAATGTGTAAAGAGTATTCTTTAGAAAGATACCGAAATGGGGAGAACGGAAAATCCAACTATAAGAAACCAGAGGAAAAAGAATTGTTCAAATTCAAAGACGATAAACCAAAATTCAAAAAGAAAGACAAACTTCTAGATTCGGTTGTTTGTCTTTCTGATTTACCCAGTGACCATACCGCCGTAAAGTTTGCAAATATGAGAATGATACCAAAACAATATTTCAAGTTGTTGTATTATACTGATGACTTCACGACATTTGCAGGCGAGTTAGATAAAGATAATACTCTTTTCGGGAAAGAAGAAAGATTAGTAATTCCATTCTTCAACAGTCACGGTGATGTTGTTGCGTGTCAAGGTCGTGCATTGAATATGGCGGATGAAGTGAAAGCAAGGGAAACAGTCAAATACATCACCATCAAAGGTGATAAAAGTATTGACCGATTGTGGTATGGTCTTTGGAGAGTAGACCCAAAGAAACGAGTATATGTTGTGGAAGGCCCTATTGACAGTTTGTTCTTGAACAATGCAACAGCAATGGTCGGTGCGGGTGCGTTGAAGGAAGTGCCACTTCGGTTTGAAAATTCCGAAATGACTTACATACTAGACAACGAACCACGCAACCGACAAATTTGTGCATACATCGAAAAACTAATTGAGTTGGATAGAGATGTTTGTATCTGGCCGGATAACATAGAAGAAAAAGATATCAATGATATGGTGTATAGAATGTCTACTCGTAAAATCCAGAAGATGATTGATGAAAATACATATAGTGGATTGGAAGCAAAGTTGAGATTTGCAGAGTGGAGAAAAGTGTGATTGAAGTTTTAGACAAAGGACAAGTTGAAGTTGTAGACCATATGGGTTCGGACCTGACTGTTGCGAATGCCGCAAGAGTTTCCTTTGCTAATCATAAAGATGAGTTTGATGAAAAAGATGAGAAACTCATCAAGTACCTTGCAGAACATAACCACTGGACACCGTTCGCACATCCACAAATTACACTACGAATCAAAGCACCCATTTCTATTCGCACACAATTCTTCAAACACAAACAAGGTTTTGTAGAGAACGAAGTAAGTAGAAGATATGTTGATATTGAACCAGAGTTTTATCATCCAAAGTGGCGTAGAAGACCAGACGAATCTATGAAACAAGGAAGTGGTGAATGGTTAGAATGTAGAGATGGTGGCGGTGAAACTTCTGGAGGATTTGCAACATTCCCTTTGTATCGTGATTACGAACATCATATGAAAGAATCAATCAAACTATATGAAGAACTAATCATACACGGTGTTGCACCAGAACAAGCAAGATTTTGTTTACCACAAGGAATGTATACCGAGTGGTATTGGACAGGTTCACTTGCGGCATATGCAAGATTTTATAAATTACGAATTGATGAACACGCACAGTGGGAAATTCGGCAATATGCCAAATCGATAGGTGAAATAATTGAACCTTTGTTTCCAATTTCTTGGAAACAACTTACGAAGTAATATAAATAATATCGTAAAACAAAAAGGAAAATAGATTATGGAATATATTAGTGACCTCTTACCCGAAGAATTTCTCAAACCCTATACAACCACCAAACCAGATTGGGGTTACAATGGTCTTGGAGAAATTGTATACAAGAGAACATACTCTCGTATCAAGGAAGATGGAACTAATGAAGAATGGTGGGAAACTGTTGCACGATGTATAAATGGCGCACAAAGGATTGGTGCAGACTATACAACCAAAGAAGCACAACAACTTTATGACCTTATATTCAATCTCAAATGTAATTTTGCAGGTAGAATGTTATGGCAACTTGGCACTACAACCGTTGATAGGTTCGGTGGCAATTCTCTACTAAACTGTTGGGGAATTTGTATTCGTGATATTGATGACTTCTGTTTCATCTTTGAAAACTTGATGCTTGGTGGTGGTGTTGGATTCTCTATTCGTAAAGAAGATGTCCACGAACTTCCAAGAGTAAAAGAAGATGTTACAGTAACACATACTAAAACAAATGATGCAGATTTTATTGTTCCCGATTCAAGAGAAGGTTGGGTAAAACTTCTCAAGAAAACTTTGAAATCTTATTTCTTTACTGGCAAATCTTTTACATATTCTACTATTCTTGTTCGTTCAAGTGGTGAGAAGATTGGTGGGTTCGGTGGCAAAGCATCTGGACCACAAATTCTAATTGAAGGAATTGAAAATATTGGTGCAGTTATAAGAGAACGAGAAGGAAAGAAACTTCGTTCTATTGATGTACTTGATATTTGTAACATCATTGGTTCTGTTGTAGTAAGTGGCAATGTTAGACGAAGTGCAGAAATAGCAGTAGGTGACCCAGATGATTATTTGTTCCTTCGTGCAAAACGATGGGACTTGGGAAACATTCCAAACTGGCGTGCAATGTCAAACAATACAATCTATGCAGATTCATACGACCACATTTCTGATGCGGTGTGGAAAACTTATGATGGTTCAGGAGAACCTTATGGATTTTTCAATCTTCCCCTCGCACAGAAATTTGGCAGACTTAAAGACCGAAGTAAAGATAGATGTGAAATTATAAATCCCTGTGCAGAGATTCTTCTTGAGTCCCACGAATGTTGTAATTTGTCTGAAATCTATTTGAATAACATCGAAACAAAAGCCGAATTGAAGAAGTGTGCAAAACTTTTATACAAGACACAGAAGGCCATTTGTGCATTGCCATTTATTCATAAACAAACTGAAGAAGTAGTACACAAGAATATGCGTATCGGTGTGGGTGTAACTGGCATTTGTCAATCGTTGAATAAGATAGATTGGTTAGAGGATTGTTACGAAGAATTGAAAGAGTATGACAAAGAATGGTCAAAAAGGAAGGGATACCCCACATCTGTCAGATTAACCACTGTAAAGCCCTCAGGCACCCTCTCCTTGCTCTCAGGGAGTACGCCGGGCGTTCATCCTGCGTATGCTAACCATTTTATTCGTAGAGTAAGGATGTCTAGTAGTGATGCACTGGTGGACATTTGCAGAGATGCCAATTATCCTACAGAGTATGCAAGACGATTCGATGGTACGGAAGACCATTCTACTGTTGTTGTAGAATTCCCTTGTCATATAAATGGCAGAACAATTCTTGCAGAGGATATGACTGCAATTAGGCAACTAGAATTGGTAAAAGAAATACAGACCAAATGGTCGGATAATTCAGTATCGGTTACGGTATATTACCACCTAGAAGAATTGGACGAAATCAAAGAATGGATGAAAAAGAATTATGAAAAATCACTGAAAACTGTGAGTTTCTTATTGCACTCAGAACACGGTTTTGAACAGGCGCCATATGAAGAAATTTCTAAAGAAGAATACGAAAAAAGAGTTTCTAAAATAAAAGAGATAAAAAATGTTGAAAGTGGCGAGAATTTAACCGAATTAGAGTGTGCTGGCGGTGCTTGCCCAATCAAATAAAAAATAATAAAAAATAATATTGACACCCCTCAATTATAAGGTATAATAAGGGGTTGAAATTTCATCGGAGTTGATGAAGTCACTACATAAGTGACATAAACAAAAACGAAGTCGGAGTTGACTTCAAGGTGCAAATACGCACCACCCTCTTTTGCCAGAGGATTACTTTTCTTATAAGGAGAAATAAAATGGCTAAATGTACAGATAGTTGCGGCACAGATGTCGTGACACGAGCGTTAGGTAAGGTCGGTGTTTGCCGTAGTATGCTAATCACATTGGCACTTCTTCCATTTGCATGGAACGGTGTTACTTGGGTTGGTGGAGCAATTCGCGAACTTTGGGGTTTGATTCAAGGCGTATAATCGTCTTGAACTTTTTAAAAAGGAGATAACCTATGACTATCTCAAAATTTACAAAGTTTGCATTAGTCGGTCTTGTAACAGGAATGATTTCAGGACTCGCAGGTGCAGATGACAATTCAGAGTTGCAAGCACGACTTGCACAAGCAGAAGCACGAATTGCAGAACTTTCTGCAAATACTGACTCCAATTGGTTGAATGATACACGGGCAGATGAAATCCGTGGACTAGTACACGATGTTCTCGCAGATGCAGACAGTCGTGCAAGTATGCTTGGTAACGGTTCGCCCGTTACGGTGAATGTTCACGGATTCGTTCAAACTCGTTGGCAGTACAATGACATCAAAACTGATGGTGTTGATACTACTCACGGTTTCAATGTTCCACGAACACGACTTGAAGTTTCTGGTGACCTCTATGATTGGGGTTACAAAGTAAGTGGTCAATGGAATGACGGCGGAAACTTTACTCTAGTAGATGCGTATGCAGATTGGGGTAACTTCCGAGTAGGTCAATTCAAATCTCCTTTTATGAAGGAAGTTTTGACCGCACAAACAGACACACTCGCAGCCGAGCGTTCTGTTATCTCTAATCAATTCGGTCAAGGTCGTAGTCAAGGTATTCAATACGGATACAACACCGCATTCGGTGGTGTTAGTGTTGCATACACTGATGGTTTTAACACTGCCAATGGCGCAGGTGTTCAAAACGGTTACGCACTTACTGGTCGTCTTGATGTTACTGCTGTTGATTGGTTGAATTTTGGCGTTGCTGTTTCACACAACGACCTAGACACAACTGATTACAACACATGGACTGCCGATGCAACATTTAGTGCGGGTGGATTTGATTTCACTGGTGCTTATGTAGCAACGATTGATGACACCAATGGCGATGATTGGGGCACAGTTTGGACTGCATCATATGATGTAACAGACAAAGCACAATTGTTTGGTCAATATGAAATCGGACACCTTGAAGGTGTTGAAACCGATTTGAAAATTGCCACTTTTGGTGTCAATTATACATTCAACGATAATGTTAAATGGACAACCGATGTAGGTTATGCATTCGACAGTGTTGATGCAGGTTGGGACTTGGGTAACAGTGGTTGGAATACAACCGCAAATGAAGGTGAAACCCTCATTCGTACTCAACTAACCGTTAGATTTTAATATTTCAGGAAGAATCCTGATAATTGAACAGCCCTCATTAATGAGGGCTGTTTTTTTATACATACTATGGGTATAATCATATATAAAGGAACATTATAATGGACATAAACAATATACGCGGAAAAGAATGGGACAGCATAAATAAAGCAGTTTCTGATGTAGTATTGGGTAAGCAAAAACAAGAAGATGTAGTTGTTGAAGAAGAACAAGATACTACGGACGAACCCAAAGACCTACAAGAAGGCAGTAAAGAAGAATATGAAAAATTCTTCCAATCGGCACTAAAGAAATTTGGTGTAAAATCTCCTGCTGAATTGAAAGATGACCAAAAGAAGAAATTCTATGATTATGTTGATAAGAATTGGAAAGGTGAGGGGGAGAAGAAAGAAGAAGTAGAAGAAGAACATGGTGCTGGCGAAGATGGTACAGATGAACTTTGCAACAAATACAAGAAAGATACTCCTGGCCAAACAACAGAAGAATCAGTTTTCAGTGCCGAAGAATTATCACATTTTGAAGAAATAATGGAGTTGTCTGACGATGAAGAATAAAATTCTAGAAAAAGCACTAAAACTAACAGAATCAAAACGAATAGACGAACGAACTTCACCCCTCCCGAAAGCAACTGCCTTTTCCTTGTTGTTTTCATATGCAGGAAAAGACCATAAGTTTGTTTCTAAACTCACCGATATTGGTGGCAAATTAGACAGGAAGAAGAAAGAAGTATATTTCGATTTTACTTCTGCGGCCGCAAGAACTAAATTCCGCAAGAAACATAAAGACATTATAAAAAGTCTTAGTGAATCTATTGAAGAACTGGATGAAGCAAGTCAACGATTCGGTGGGGACACAAATATCCCTGCGGATAAGAAAACCAAAGGATATATCGAAAGTGGTAGAGCAAAGATTCTAATAAATGTGCGATCTTCTCTCCATCCTTCTGCTCGGTTTGTTGTGGCAAAAAATCCCAACAAAGGTAGCAACCAAGACAAAGTGATGATGTTTACCATTAGTGACCCAGACCGTGGCCGTATCAAAATGTTCTCATTCCACGGTACTCATGTTAGTCACCAAAAGGCAATGGACTTTGCAAAGAAACATAAACTTGTTGCAATGAAAGATGCAAAGGGAAATCCTCTCTATGCAAAAGAATCCTATCTGGATGAAGTAAAAACAAGGTCACTTACAAATCCTATGAAACCCGCAGGTAAAACCGAATTTGCTGTTGCCGGGGTCGCAAGTGGTATGTTTATCAAAGCATTTCCCACAGAAAAAATTGCACGACAATATATCAAAAATCAATACAGTGTACTAAAGAAACTAAAAGGAAAACTTGGAATTATTGAAGTTCCGCTTGGTGCAAATATCGTGAGTAATCAAATGAAAAGATTTGGTAAAATCAAAGTTGTAAAAGAATCCGTTGAAACAGATGCGAAGTTTGACCTTGCAGAAGCACTCAAGATGAAAAAACTTGGTAACAAGTATCGTTCTGGTGGTGGTAGAGTTACTTCAAAAGGTTGGGGTGGGAGCAAGGAATTTAATCAACAATGGAACATTGAGATTGACGGTACTATTATTGGACGAATGATGAAGGTCGTTCACCCAGAAAACAACTATGGTGATGGTGACGCAAACTGGCATCTTTATGTGTATGAAGTTGGTTCACGAAACAAGGTCGCAATGGATGAATGGATAGTATCTGCGGATTATGGTGTTAAAGACCCAAATGATGCGTGGAAAAAGTTTGTCAAGAGTAGCAAAACTAGTAAGGGTATAATCAAAGCAATCGAAGACCACGGCGTTTCCATCTCAGACCTAAACAAGAAACACTTTAAGAAATCTACAAAGGTTGTCAAGGAATTCGTT